AGTAACCGTGGCACTGCCGGCGGTGAACACCAGCTCCAGCGTCTGCCAGTCGTTACTGTAATTCCCGAACTCGCCCAACTTTGTGTTTCCTGCTTTCTTGTGATGCATCAGATTCAGTTTGCCGTCTGTGGTCTGGGTGAAGAACGACATCAGGAACGGGTTACCGGTACCCGTCATCGCCACGACGTCAGGTAACGCTACATCGGTATACAGATAAATTCCCAGACCGAACTGATTGTTGGTCAGTGCGCCTGACAGTCGAAACTTACAGCTCAGTCTGCCACCCCGTGTCAGCAGGGAGACTGCGTCATCCACCGGGCGCGTCAGGGACCAGGTTTTATTGCTCTGCTTGGCGATCTTAAATACACCACCCGACAACTGAATTCCGCCGTCCTTAATGGTCCAGCCCTGCGCAGCAGCCTCTCCGGCTGTCGGCAGCAGGGAGATTGTGCGAACGGACGTATCTGCAGACGGACCCGATGGCGTGTCGCCGCCGGGCGAGGGTTTGATTTCCGGTGCCTTACCACTGATGAAGGCTGAGGTGCGCCCGGCTGCGTTCAGAATAGCGGTTGCCATACGATCGGGAATAATGCCACGACGCGCCCATGAGCTGAAATGCGTCGGGCGATTTGATGATACCCAGTTTTTGTTCGTTCGGGATGCCGAACCGTAATAACCAGACCCGACAATATCAGGATCTTCTGACGGGTTGTTTGTCGGTGTATTAACTCCGCTACCATCGGTCATAAAGGGAACAAAATAAATCTGCTGGGATTCTTTACCTTTATATGCACCATATACCACTTCATATTGCGTACCGTGTTCTTGTTTCCACGCGTATGTCGTGTCGCCACAAATCCAGGGGACTGATGCCGGACTTCCACCGTGACACTGCGCCGCCAGCCCGGCAAGGTCAGCACGGAACTGCTGTACCATTGCAAGAAATGCTGCTGGCTGCTGGGCGTAACTGGCATTCGTCATATCGAATTCCCCCTGCATCCAGCATATCGCCAGCAAAACGTTTTTCGGGTTTTTCTGCAATGCTGCCTTCGTGCGGAAAAGCAGATCCTGATATAACGGCTTACCCACTCCCCAGCGAGCCGAATCCTGACTGGCCCCCGTGGACTCGCTGAATGTCCCCTCCGTGCCCTGGGTGAATGCCGAACCACCACGACAGCATGGTACCAGCAGGATCCCCGCATTATTAGGGATATACGGAAGCAGTTTTTTGGCAATATGTAAGCCCTGTCCGACACAGCCGTACTGCCCTTTGCTCAGGTCAGCCCGGGGATGGTTAATCGTACTCATATCCTGAACATCATGCAGACAATGGTCAGCAGGAATGATGTCGTTAAATACGCATACTTCACCACCGGGAGTCACTGTGTTACGACGGGCCAGTTGCTTAATGCGCGGATGGGGCGCATCGTATGAATCCGGAAGCGGAAGCCCTTCACCGTAAGCCATGGCATTGGACTGCCCGGCCAGTACGATGACGTAGTACCACTCCGGCTCAGTTGCACCACTGACGACCACATCACCTTCTGCTGCAATCGCCTGCATCAGGGTATAAGGGGTTATGGCCACCGGACTACCAAACGGCTGCCAGCCCTCTTTCAGTTTATGTGTCAGCTTTTCCGCAAGATCTGACGGCGACGCCGCCCTGACAACATCATAGTGTTTAAATGCCATGGTTCTTTCCACCATCTGAAAAATGATTCTTTAAAATACCTGACATGTAATACAGAAAAAACACAAAACCATACCTTAAATAAAAACCTCATCATCAAGCAGATATGCATGGATAAACTACAAGACGAGATATAAACCACCCTGCATTTAAATAAACAATAAACAACATCAGAAAAATAATTCTGCTCTATGGTTTACAATCAAAAATATCATTTATACTTTTCAGAACATCACCAGCAAGGCATAAACAAGGAAACTAAATGAAGTGGATTGTGATTGATACAGTTATCCAGCCATCATGCGGAATATCTTTTTCAGTCATATGGAGTAAAATAAAATTAATAATCTGGTATCAATCGGATGCTTTCTTACCTCCTGAAAGTATATTTACACTGACTCACACAGGTATCATGCTCAATAACAAAGTGCTACCTGTAACCATTTACAACGTAGTACCATTCAATAAAACATTCTGGAATTTAATCAAAAACAGCCAGGAATGCCCTACAAATACAGATAACGTATTGAATGAATGCTTTAATAACCGTTGCACTCTGCAAATATGTCCTTATGGGCTAAAACAACAAAGTCCATAAGGAGTTTACTCACATCTGACAAAATCAATATAAACAGCCCCTCCGGAGAGGGGCTGGAGAGTGGCGCTATGTGCCATTGCATGGTGCCGGGTGCCTCCCGGTGAATTCAGTACCAGCACCTGAATCCGCGATTATCCCATATACCTACTCGCTGATTGCCCCTCCGCACAGGGGGATTCACCATGCCAGTTTCTTTTAACAAACTCCCCGCAAACCAGACAACAGTCAACCGCCTGAATTGTGAAGTATTTAAAAATTTCTCCCGCTAACTGATACCCGGCTAACAGTCTGGCGTTTTCTTTTTCAGCAACGGGAAAGCAACAACCACCACACCCGCCACCAGCACACCGTCAGCCAGCACTGACATTATCCGGCTGCTGCAATGCCATTCACAAAAACAGTAAGCTATCACTTTTTACCGTAACAGGTGATAATCCAGATATGTATCTACCCCAGATGAGTAATCCGAAGTTCATCCATACCACAGGTCCTGGCTATTCTGTTGTACTCCTGAACAAGAGCAAATAATTCTGAATTAGCAACCATGAACTCATCGCAAACCCTCTGTATAGCATCACTATTCAGAATAATAACGTCTCTTCCCGAAAGACGATCAGGAGTACAGAACAAAACTGTAAAACGGCTGAAGGCCTTTGCTCGTGCTGCATTGACTATATCAATACGCTGCCTAAGGATGAAACACCCCGACGCCCCATCAATATTCACTCTACCCACACCATATGAATGATAAATATTTAATACTGAAAAAACCATTAGACCGTATAACAAACACTCAATCAATACTTAACAGAACTTTTATTTTTGACAAACATATAATATTTTCAACAATATCCTGAGCCAGGTATATTCCAGTATAAGGCTCTGCCGGAAGGAATCTGGAAGAATGAATATGGCGCGTTGTACTGGATTCGAACCAGTGACCGATTGCTTAGAAGGCAATTGCTCTGTCCGGCTGAGCTAACAACGCTGAATACCGATAATGGACCGCCATCGGGGACCAGCCCCCCGCACCAACAACCCTGTTATCGTGTCGTCTGCTCTTCCTGATAAGCTAATGGCGGTTTGTGATGGTGGCCCTTGCTGGATTTGAACCAGCGACCTGGCGATTATGAGTCGCTCGCTCTCACCACTGAGCTAAAGGGCCGGGAGCAGAATAATAATGGTGCGTAATTAATTCTGCAATCTCATCCGTTTCAAACGATTAAATCCTGAACTTCCCTGACTGTCTGCTCAAAACGTCCGGTCTCCAGCTCAACACCAATCGCACGACGCCCCAGTGCCATCGCCGCTTTTACCGTTGAACCCGACCCCATGAAAAAATCCGCAACCAGATCACCAGGACGACTACTTGCGCTGATTATCTGCTGCAGCATTTCTGCCGGTTTTTCGCACGGATGTTTCCCGGGATAGAACTGCACCGGTTTATGTGTCCACACATCCGTGTACGGCACCTGCGCCGTCACACCAAAATACCGCCGCAGATGTTTATATTCACTCTGCAGCTCCGCATACTGTCGGTTCAGTGAAGTATACGTATCCACCAGCTGGTGGTGGGGCTTTTCCAGTTCCCCCCGCTGATGCTTCTCTTCTGCCACCCTGGCAAACAGTGCCTGTAATTTCAGATAATCGCTTTCGTTCGGCAACTGCCACTGACTGGCACTGAACCAGTGCGACACCATGTTTTTCTTTCCTGTGGCATCTGCAATCTGTTTTGCCGTTATCCCCGGGGCAGCGCGCGCATCACGAAAGTAAGCAATCAGCGGGGCCATCACATGCTGTTTCAGTGCCCTGCCCTTCGCCTCATACCCGGCATCTTTCGGACGATACGGCCCCTGATAATGTTCCGCGAACAGAATGCGCTCTGTGGCGGGGAAATACGCCCGCAGGCTTTCCTTGTTGCATCCGTTCCAGCGTCCGGACGGCTTCGCCCAGATAATATGGTTCAGCACACTGAAGCGTTCACGCATCATGATTTCGATATCAGATGCCAGGCGATGACCACAGAACAGGTAAAGACTTCCGGCAGGTTTCAGCACCCGCCAGAACTGCGCCAGACACTGGTCCAGCCACTTCAGGTAATCATCGTCGCCCTTCCACTGGTTATCCCAGCCCTCAGGCTTCACTTTAAAGTACGGCGGGTCCGTGACTATCAGGTCAACAGAATTTTCGGGTAACGACCGGATAAATTCCAGGCAGTCGGCGTTGATTAACTCACAACTGGATATTTTTACAGTATTAAGCATGGATCATTAAGCCTGTCTCTGATAGGCTCATTCTGCTTTTGCGCAAAGCAGTGGGCCTGAGGTTTGCTTGTGAACCCAACGCATGAGCAGATGGCTGGTGGGTGCCCCTAACACCCACCAGCCGCCCATTTACCACAAATAAAAAAGCCTTCACTGCGGAAGGCGTCTGTAACAACCGAACTGATAGTCTGCCAGACCCGCCATAACCAGCTGGGTCAGTATTAACTGGCAGCGTTCGCGTGAAAGGTAAGTATTCTGCGCTATCTCCCCGACTGTCGCCGGTTCGGTAACGCTTAATTCATTAAACACCACTCTGGCGGTTTCTGTCATATCCTGCTGTTTTAGCATGTCTTTTTCCCTTTTCCGGTTAACGTGACACACCAATAACTCTTGTCGAAAAAGCCAGCAAGCTGAAAGAACGGTATTAATAACCACCAGCGAATTTATTGCGCTACTGTATATCGCGGACACAAAAAAACCACCTTCCGGTGGCTTCCTTGTGCGAAAAAAACTTGCGTTTCGCCTCGCGATACAGCTTTGCGAAGCTTATACGGATTGAAGCAGTTTATTGATCAGTTTGCAACATTTTTCTCTGTAACAAAAGCCATGCGCATGGGGGCATATAACATAAATTCAGATACCCCCAACCATTGATCAATTCGGCGTCTGCACGTAACCAACGACCAATCAGGATGATCTGCATTTAACCTTTCGGCCATTTTCAGTTTGCTCATTCCCCGTCCTTCGTACCTTTGCCGGAGAACATTGATTAGCCCGGGATATTCCCCAAGCACCTCACTGATAACGCGATCAATAATCAACGCCTCTGTGTCTGTACAATGTGACAACCAGCTCTTCTGCTTTCCTCTTGTCATATCCCGAAAAAATGCCTCAAGTTCCGGTTTTTCCAGCCCGGATTTCTTCATTCTGCGTAAAACCTCATTAACTGCTGTTTTCGTCAGCTTTTTCGAAACCAGTAACCGGTTAAACATATTTCCGGATTTACCCCCACCGATATACGACCACCGCCCCCACATCCGTAATTTCCCCTGGATCCAGACTGCTTCCAGCGTGTTCAGGCGTAAATGTTCGCCGCTTTTGCCTGTAATTTCCGGATATATCATATTTACGCTCACTCACTCTCAATTTTGTAAATCTTCACACCCAGCCGTCCACCAGATACTGGCTGACCACGTACAATATTGATTTCATCAAACTGCTCGTCATCAATGAGCACTCCCGCATGCGTCAGCGCATCCAGCGGTGCTTTCAGAATGTTGTCCAGGTCGCGACGACGCTTATCCGGTGGCTCTGCAATCACCTTTATCGCCAGCCTTCCGGACAGGCTTAATTTCAGCCGCTGCTGGCGAACAATAA